CTCGGTCCATATCTGAAACTCCCACTTACGATCTTTACAAAATGAGTTTGCTGCTTCCCACTTGTTCATGTTTCTTACGTACGTGGCTGCTTCAGTAACGTATTGCCTTTGGTTCTTTCCTGTTCTTCTTGGGACGACTGTTTCTTTTGCTGGCTTGATTTCAACCAACAACGTTTTGTCTTCGAAGACGATCTTGACGTCGGGAAAATAGCGGTGATACTTTTTATCAACATCGTAGTAATATGGTATCACAATCTCTTCTGACGACCACTTCTTTACTTTCGGGTTCATGTCTAACCATTTGAAAACATCCCTTTCCCACAATGAGCGATACACCACGTTGGCTGAATCACCAGCGTACTTCTTTTTATTCTCTACGACGTATCGTCCTTTGTATGCCATTTCTTGTTATAAATACCAGAAGAGTTATTTAACTATATCTATAGGATATGATATGGCAACGTTAAGACCTAGTAATAGAGCCGGACAATTAGTTTACCCTGTTGAAAAAAGTTCTCGGTACAATACTAAAATAAAATTTCAAGCGGTAAGAGTAGAGCCTCCAAAAGTAAGTGGTTTGGGTGTTGCTAATGCTTTTAAGAACGTAGCTGACGCTGCTGTCGACGCTGTAACAGGAGAACAAGGATCATCGTCGGCAAGCGATAAAAAAACCGGTGATGATAATCCAGTTAGTAATCTTAAGTTTTTTAATATTGAAGGAGAGGTTGCTAACTTATACGTTCCACTCGGTGGATTTCAAGTTAACGATGGGTTTGATTATGCGCAGGCTAGTTTAGGACAAATGGGTGCTGCAGTATCAGCTGCTATTAACCAAGGTGGTAGTTTAGTTGGATCTGCGATGAGAGGCTTATCTCAGGGTGCGCAATCAATAAGTGACACAGCTAAAGCGTTCACTCAATCCGGTGAGTTAGGTAGAGCTGCTACTACTAGGGCTGCTCAAGCGGTAGGTCCGGCCGGTGGTATTACGGTTAGAGCCACTATGAATCCAAACATACGTACCAACTTTAATGGTGTGTCGGTACGTGAATTTACTTTTAATTTTAAATTTATCCCATGCTCGCAACAAGAATCACTAGCAGTCAAATCAATTATTCAATTCTTTAGATTTCACGCGTATCCAGAAGAGATTGCTACGTTTGGTAGTTTTTCTGTAGGATTTGAATATCCAAACATGTTTAAGATTCGATTGTTATCTGAATCTGGTGATGGCAGATTTAAAAATGTAGGTACACCAATCAAGTTATGTTATCTCAAAGGAATTAGTACAACATATAACGCGACATCACCAGTTCTTCATACGGATGGTTCTCCAACTGAAATCGATATGAACCTTACGTTTGTAGAATACAAAGCTCAAACACGTAAAGATATTATGAACGAAGATGACGATTCGTTCTATCACTTTGAAAACGGGCAAGAAACAACTGAACCTGGACCTGCTGGTCAGGGTGGTACAAATACACCCTCAATAGGCACAATAAGTACAGGTGAGGCTGGGAGATAATCATGTCAAACTATTTTAAGTATTTCGACGATGTTAATTATAGATTTGGTGATGAGACTAACACAACGGTCTTTCAAGACCTATCGTTAATGTCTACCGTTATAGACCAAGTTGCAGATGGAACATCGGTTTATTCAAATTACTACGTTCTTCCAGATGAAAGGCCAGATCAAGTTTCTCAAAAATTATATGGAAGAGCAGATTATCACTGGACTTTTTATATACTGAATCCAGAGCTGCGTGAAAAAAGATGGCCAATGTCACCAGGTAGAATCTTTACCGTGGCTACTGAAAAATATCCAGGCAAGGTAATTACGACTCGAACTAAACTTACTGATAAGTTTAAAGTAGGCCAAACTCTTACTGGCCAGGTATCAGAAGCCACAGGCACGATAAAAGAAAGAAACCTTGATTTAGGATTCTTGCTTTTAGAAAGTGTTGATGGAACATTCGTTGCTGGTGAGAACGTAAACTCAACAAATGCGAATGGTGTGATTGAAGTGATAGTAGTAAATAGTTTCGTTGAAGAATATAATGCACCACACCACTATATAAACGCAGATGGTGATTACGTTGATATTGATCCGGAAGTCGGGCCGGGAGGTCTACTGACTGAGAAAACAAACCTAAATCATTTACAAGACTTGAATGAAGCAAACAGCCAAATTAAAGTATTCAGAAAAGATTTTGTAAGAGAAATAGTAAGAGCATTTAGAGAATCATTATAACATGACACAAAACAATTCAGGGTTTTTACTCTCATCAGTTTTACTAGTTTCTGAACGATTAACTGAATCGGTCGAACTAAACCGTATTGTAACTGATGTAGAAATTTTTGAGCATATAGAGAAGCCGTATCTTACTGGCAGGATTATGGTAATTGACGACTCAAACTTTTATGAGAATGCTGATATACAAGGATCAGAAAGAATACAAATAACGATTGAAAGTACAGAAGAAGATTCAACGCCAATTACTAAAACTTTCTTTGTGTCAAAAGTAGAAAAAATTCAGAAAGTTCAAGACAACGCGCAAACTTTAATGATACATTTAGTTGAAGATGTATTCTATATCTCATCACTAAAAAATATCAATAGGCATTACACTGGAAGTCGATCAAACATCATAGGAAAAATAGCTCAGAACTTTTTAAACAAAAAAGTTTTCTTAACTGGTAAGGATCGATCTGTAATAGAAGTTATTGTTCCAAACATGCATCCTCTTGAAGCAATGATGTGGCTAAATAAGAAAGCAGCTAGTGCACGTGGGTATCCCTTTTATCTTTATTCCACACTTGTTGGCGATGATTTTAGAATGGAAAACTTAGGAGACATTCTTTTACGTCCTGCTTTAAACGCTAGCAAAGATGATGCAGCATTTACAATATCATCCGTAAAAGCACAAGATACAATGAACGTAACTCTACAAAGAAGAGTGATTGAAAATCACAATATGTCTTCACAAGAAAATTTATTAGACTTGATTCGTAAAGGTTTAATTAGCTCAAAGTTTGAATACATTGATACACTTACAGAAAATACAAAGTCATTCAATTACAACTCAAGAAAAGACGTATTTGCAAAATTGATACACGATGGTATTTTATCTGATGCGCAACCCAATCCTTCAATTGATTACGCTGAGCTTATTGATGACAAGCTTATTGAAACTTATAAGAGTGTAAAATCTACATACGTTGGTGGATCCATGGCCTATAGAGATTCTGATACTGCTGAAGGATTTACACCATTTACATATAATGCTTGGAATAATTCTTATGGTGAATACAAAACTGCAGCTGATTATAAATTAAACGTAATTAGTGCGACAATGGATGCAATTTTGAAAAAGAATCCGTTTACTATTAGCTTAAATGGATTAGAATTTATCAAAGGAGATGCACATAGAACTATTGGAAATAATATTTTGATTCAGGTGCAAGCTACACACGATCAAGCAGATGATGCAATAGATAGAAAAAAGTCTGGTAGTTATTTAATATATTCAGTAAGACACATGTTTAAGAAAACAGTCGATAAATATGACGTTAGTATGAACTGCGTTAAAATTGGTAGCTTAAAAAGGGTAGCGAGATAATGCAACACTACGGAGACCAAATTAGATGGTTCATTGGTAACGTAACTAGTATCAGCGATCCTCTACAAATGGGTCGTATAAGAGTAAGAATACTTGGTGTACACGACAGCGGTGAGATAGAGATTCCATCTGAAAATTTACCTTGGGCACAAACCGTGATTCCTATAACAGAAGGTGGAACAAATGGACTTGGAAATATATTAGGGATACAGCCTGGCGCTAGAGTGTTTGGTATCTTTATGGATGGACCAGATTCTCAGTTACCACTTGTTCTTGGTTCTATGCCAAAGTATGAAGACGCATCTGCAGGTGATAGATCTACAAATCAACTTGCACGTGGTACAAATACTTTAGCTGAAAGAAAAGTAACACAAAAGACTGATCCAACTAAGATAGCAAATGATGAACCCTTTGACGAACCTGATTCTCCGTATGCTGCAGTTTATCCAAAAAACTTTGTCCATGAAACTCCTCGCGGTCATGTAATTGAGATCGATGATTCATTCACTACTGACGCTGATGGTAATGAAACTGACCATTCACGTATTCACATTTATCACCGTTCCGGTTCGTTTGTTGAAATGCATCCAAATGGAGATGTAGTTACTCATCATAAGAATGGATTTAAAACAGTAAATGGTAATGATAAAGTCTTCATTACAGGTGACTTAGATATTACAGTCAATGGCAACATGAATGTTACAGTAAAAGGTGATGTAAGTGAAACGTTCGAGGGTAACCAAACAACAACCATAACTAAGAACTTAGATGTTGACGCAGCAAGGATCGATCTGAACTAATGTCTAAATTAGAAGGTGAGTTTACAGTGTTAATCGATGGTGAGTTAAAAACATTCTATGATTATAATGAGATTCCAATGTCGTTCGAAAATCTTATTAGTTTTAAATTTGATGTACCACCTGAGCCACATACGCAAGAACAACACGACGAAATAAACAAATGGCCAGATAGAATGAATGAGCTTATGAAAAGAGAAACAAAGTAATGCCAGCAGTCACAAGAATAGGCGATGATGATGTTACGCATTGTTCTGGTATGACTAGAGCAGAAGGATCATCTGATGTTTTTGTAAATAGTATTGGAGTAAGTAGACAGGGTGATTTAAACACGACTCATCTACTTCCACCAGATCTTCCTCCTTGCCCATCACATGCTGCTGGTATAGCAACAGGATCAACCACAGTGTTCGTCAACGGTAAAGGATGCGGAAGAGTTGGAGATGGTATAAGTGGTTGTACATCAGTAGCAGCAGGTTCTTCGAATGTTTTCGCTGGATAAGGTATAAATAGACTCATGGCACGTGCATTTTCTACAGAAGACGGTAACCTACAAACCGCTAGTATTTTAACTAGTAGGTTACGGCAATATAGTGATATTGATTTGACGTTCGCAAAGAAGTCGAACAATGACGTATTTAAGAAAAATGATGCAGCTGCTGTTAAACAGGCAGTGAAAAATTTGTTGTTAACAAATGTTGGAGAGAAACCTTTTGATCCTTCGTTTGGTGGAAACTTAAATAGCTTTCTGTTTAATCTTCACACCGAGTACGATAATCAAGATGTTGAAGACGCAGTTGCCGAAGCTATAGCAAATCACGAACCTAGAGCTATTTTGCGTAGTGTTATAGCTGATTTAGATCCAGACGGTAATCGTGTAAAAGTAAAAATAAAATTTCAAGTAATTAATGTTCCTGAAACGCAAGAAGTACTAATAGACTTAACGAGGGCAAGGTAATGGCTGTCATAAGATCATCTGATCTTGATTTTGATACGATCAAGGCAAACTTAAAAACATTTTTACAAGCATCAACTGAATTTGCTGACTACGATTTCGATGCCTCAGGACTCAATAATATTCTAGATGTTCTTGCTTACAATACGCACATAAACGGATTAACCGCTAACTTCGCGATCAATGAATCATTTCTTAAATCTGCTCAGTTAAGATCTTCGATAGTAGCTCATGCTGAGACATTAGGATACTACGCATCGTCAAAAACTGCGTCATCATCAGTTGTAACTATTACCGCAGCAACCTCAGACACCACCACGACTAGCGCAACGCTTCCGGTCAATACAGAATTTACTGGTGTTTTAGGCGATACGTCATTTACATTTCAAACAACCGAAGCGTTTACAGCTACGAACGATGGATCAGGTAATTTCACGTTTAAAGATGATAATGGTTTATCAAACATTACGATCAAAGAAGGCACAAGAAAAACTAAAACGTTTATTGTAGGTGAAGTTACCGAAGGTCAAACGTACGTAATACCAGATGTAAACGTTGACAAAAGAACTTTAAGCGTGCAGGTTTTTGATACCACAACTTCTACTACATTCACTACCTTTACTGATGTTGAAAACGCTGTTAGAATTGATTCAACATCAACCGTCTTCATTATACGCGAAACACCAAACGGATTCTATGAAGTTATTTTCGGCGAAGGAAATGTTCTTGGTAAGAATCCAGTTTCAGGTAACAAGATTGTAATTACATACATAGCACCAACAGGAGCCGATGCCAATGGAATATCTGCGTTTACTGCTGATTCAACACTCACGATCGGAAGCACTACGGTTACTCCAACAGTTACGGTCGTGTCAAATTCAGCGGGTGGATCAGAAAAAGAATCACTAGAATCGATTAAGTTGAATGCACCGCTTGTTTTTGCGTCTCAACAAAGATTGGTAACCGCGGAAGACTATCGTGCTATCATTCAGCAAAGATTCTCAAACGTTATTGAAGCAGTTGCTGCTTGGGGTGGAGAAGATAATATTCCGAAAGACATTGGTAGTGTTTACTTATCAATAGACTTTAAAGATGGAATAACAGCCGACGTTCAGTCGACGACAAAAGATGCGATTAGAAATAACGTTACAGATAACTTAGGTATTATGTCAATAGATACTGAGTTTGTAGATCCTATCAATGCTTTAGTTGAAGTTACAGTTACATTCGATTTTGATCCGGATCTTACTTCTACAACGCTTGACACGATGCAAGGAAATATCAAAACAGCCGTTGCTGCTTTCTTCGCAGATAACCTTGGAACGTTTAATAAAGTATTTAGAAAGTCTGCACTAATAACTACTATTGATGCCGTGTCTCCCGCAGTATTAAATTCATCTATATCTGTAAAAGTTCAAAGAGCATTTACGCCAACATTGAATACTTCGGCTAACTACACAATTGATTTTCCGATGTTGATTGCTTCACCTGACGATACTAATCATATTATAACTTCGTCGTTCTTCACATTAGATGGAGAAACATGTATTTTAAGAAATAGATTACAAAGCACTACAATCGAGGTGTTTGATAATACTAATAGTGTGGTACTAATAGATAACGTTGGAACTTACAGTGAAACGAATGGTACGATTGAATTGGTTGGATTTGGAAAAACACTTACTGCTTTTGCTGGTAGTGCAATAGATATATCTGCGGTGCCAGCTAACCAAGAAACAATTAAGCCACTTAGACAATATATCTTAGCCTTGGATACAAATAAGAACGTAGCATCAGGTACTATTGACAATCAAAACACAAACACAACACTGACAGTATAAAATATGGGCAATGGAATAGAAAAAAATAGAAGAGATCCTGTACCTCTTGGTGGTGACGTGGAAACGGTTCTTCCTGAGTATTTTACTCAAGACAATAGTAAACTGGTTTCTCTTCTAAGTTTATACGAAACATTTCTCGATAGTGATAACGGCTCTCACGACTTTCACAAAAAAATACAAGACGTTTTTGCTTCTCGTGATATACCGGGAGTTGATGCCGATCTTCTTGATGAGATTATCGGTGAGATCGGTGGTGGATTAACACAAGCTAGTTTCTTTGAAAAGCCTCGATTGATGGCTAGATTGCTGGGTAACTTCTATCAGCAAAAAGGTGGATTAGTTTCGGCTGAAGGATTCTTCCGAGGATTCTTTGGAGAAGAAGCTGATATACAATACGGCAAAAGAGATATCTTTACTGTCGGCAGTTCACGCATCGGATTTGAATCAGCTAAAAAAATCCAAGACAACAATATATTTCAGGTTTTATCAATACTGATTAAGTCTGGTATATCTGTTTCTGATTACGAATTATTGTACAAACGATTCGTGCATCCAGCTGGATTTAATTTTGCGGGTGAAGTCCTTTTACAAGGAAACGCAGATCCTGGAATAATAGTAACGACTCACAATCCACTTGATTCTGGTGATGCTGGTGTGATTACGTTTGAGCCGGCCGCGGCCGCATTGAATCTAGTTACTACTTCGTTTGGTGAAACAACTGGCTTGATGGATTCATCTGGTATTGCACCATTTAGAATATTTGATTCAGGCTCTACTATCTTCCGAGTTGATTTGAATAAGCAACAAATTGTTCTTTATGACGATGGCGTAGCTTCTGATTCAGACTTTACTGCAAATCTGTTTGTTAAATACTATGACGATGTTAAAACACTTCTCGATCCGAACTCGTTTAGATTCGATGATAGTGCTAACACTGGTAGACCAGACTTTGCACTAACTGTAGAAAGAATGGACAATGATGTATTTACACGAATTTCATCAGATTCTGCGATATAAATAAGAAAAACAGGATTAAAAAATGGCAAAACAAACTATAGGTATCGGCGCTTCAGCCAATGACGGTAACGGAGATACTCTTCGGACGGCCGGTACTAAGATAAATGCTAATTTTACTGAGATATATAATATTCTTGGTGGTGTATCAGATAGTGCTTTGACTACGCAGATCACTTTTGAAGATAGCGCAGTAGTGTTTGAAGGTGTTACGGCTGATGGTAGTGAGACACGACTTACTGCTGTAGACCCATCTGCTGATCGACACATACAATTACCTAATGCAAGTGGCGTTGTAACATTGATCGACGCTACACAGACATTAACGAATAAAACTCTTACGAGTCCAGCGCTTACAACACCAAGCATCACAACATCTATAAACGATGCCAATGGTAATGAATCAATTAAACTAACCGCAACTGGCTCAGCCGTTAACGAAATCACGGTTGTAAACTCAGCTAGTACAAATGCTGTTCAAATCAACGCAACAGGTACTGCTACTAATTTAAACTTAGACTTACAAGCCAAAGGCACCGGTTCAGTTCATAT